GAAGAAACAGGAGTAGGAACAAATACAATTGTTGAGTATTTTAAAATTACTAATGCTACAGCATCAATATCTGAAGTGCCAAATTCAGGAAGTTTACATAGTAACAGAGGATATGAGGTTGGTATAATTTATATGGATAGTTTTAACAGAGCTTCTACTGCACTTGTATCAACAAACAATACAGTAAACATACCTTGTTCAGCATCTACTACAAAAAATGAAATTCTTGTAAGTATACCTGTTACACAAAGAGCTCCTAGTTTTGCAACAAGATATAAGTTTTGTATAAAGGCAGACAGAGACACTTATGATACCATTTACTCAAGTATATTTTTAGAAGATGATAATACTAATAATGTATACTTTTTACTGGAAGGAGACAATATAGGGAAAGTAAAAGATGGTGATAGGTTAATAGTTAAAAGAGATGTTAGTGGACCTTTATCTACTTGTACAGAAGCTACGGTGCTTGAAGTTAAAACACAAAACAAAGATTTCATAACAGTTACCTTAAATGGAAATGCAGTTCAAGTACCTGAAGGAGTTTATATGAAAATGAATAGTATTTCTTTTGAAGCTAAAATGGATGAAGATGATATTGTAGATGAAAAAGTACCAGCAATAAAAGCTAAAGCGGCTGGTAATTATCCGGTTATTGCTTATCCTTTTTTCTTAAGAGATGCTAGTGGAGCATTTACTTCTAATTATACTTTACCGATTGGAACAAGGGTGGTTATGCAGATAGAACAAACTAGAGTTGGAACAGGAAATCAATGTGAGCCAAGAAGCAGTATTTTAGAGCAAACTATAATTTGTAGTGATACTTACGCCAACATACAAGAGTTTTTTAATAATGAAAACCTTCAAACTATTATTGAACAAAATGCTGTAGTATCTCCAGCTGATATTAATAATGTATATATATCAACAGCTTCTCAATCAAGCGGACTTCCATCAGGAGCAAATTCAGGTTCAAATGGAAGAAGCTCTATAACAAATATATTTGGTTCAACAGCAACCAGTCCTACATCAACAAATTATTACAGACTACACGAAGATACCAGTACATCTCCTAATAGTTATTACCTACTTGTGTCAGGTACGGAAGGGTGTGCGTCCAGAAGCTCAAGAGGAGATTCACAGGTAAGAGTAGATTTTACTATCTACAGAAGAGATTCAGTAGTGGTATTTGAGACAGAACCAAAACCTGCTCTACCAGATTTATGGTATGAGAGTTCTCAATCTTTTGAAATAGATGTTTTAGGTGACCATTTAGGAAATGTAACAAATCAAGATATAGCTGCAGGAGTAGCAGGTCTTGTAAGAACTGATTTTTCTAACTGTTTTGCATTTGGAAATGGAGTAGAAAGTTATAAAATTTTAGATGCTTCTTATGGTGAACAATTTAATTTAGGAAACAGAACACTAACTACAGGAAATACAACTTTTCAAAAAGCTCATAGATTTGCAGACGTAACTTATAGTGGAGTATTTAATGATGAAACTAATGTAAATAAATTAAATGAATTTAATCTTGGTCTAGCTAATTTTAAACCACTGGAAGAAACATTTGGTGATGTAGAAATATTGTATGCAAGAAGAGATGATATTCTGGTGTTACAAGAAGATAAAATATCCTACGTATTAGCAGGAAAAGATTTATTAAGTGACGCAAGTGGAGATGGACAACTTACATCAGTTCCTGAAGTTTTAGGAAAACAAATTGCTCGAATAGAGAACTATGGTATAAGTAATCATCCAGAAAGTTTTGCGGCTTGGGGAGAAAGTAAATTTTTTACCGATGCAAAAAGAAGTGCTGTAATAAATTTAGTTGGAAGTTCCGCTGCAAACGAGCAGCTTCAAGTTATATCTGAAGCAGGTATGAGAAGTTGGTTTAGAGATTTATTTACTGCTTCGTTTACTACTCAAAAGCTAGGAGCTTATGACCCTTACATGAATGAGTATGTATTAACCTCTAATACAATATTAAAACCAGAGGTAGCTGTATGTACAGCTTGTGGTGTAAGTAGAAACATAACAATTACAGCAGGAGAAACTTTTATTTACTGTGTAGATTTAGAAGAGCAATTAGGGACGGTAGTAGTTAGATATAATATTCCTATTGAAGGTTCTCAAAATATTATTACTGAGGCTACATCTCAAGATATAGTTACAGAAACAGGAGACAATATAACAACAGCAGGTGGAGTGGGTGTAGTTGGTTATACAGTTACAGCTTTATATGATGGTGGAAGCGTAAGTAGTGGGTTAGTATATACAAGCGGACAAATTACTTTTAATAAAAACTCAACAACAGTTAATCAGGTAGTTATTGAAGTAAGTTCTAATGCAACTGTAGATGATACTATTGAAATAACAGTAGAATGTCCTTCAGGAACACTTCTTAATTTATATAGTATTTGTGTAACAGATGCAATTGATGCAGGTAAATTTATCCACAATGAAGCTAGTTGGACAGACGGAAGTTTATTCTCTGCTACTCAATCAAATCTTGTTCCATTTGGCTCAGGAACTGGTGCGTTTGTTATATCACAATACAACTTTATTAATGGAAACCAAGGAGTTGGTTTAATACCGACTAACGGTTCAGTAATGACAATTGCTACAAACAAAATAAACTTTGATGATTTTCAGTTTAACGCTACAAATAATAACTATGGTTATTTAAGAACTAACACAACTTATGCTAACACAGAAACTGACGTAACAACATTACTAGGATTAGTAAACAATATACCAATTAATACTGCTGGAGCTCCAGGTTATTACAAAGGTTCTTTTACTGTTCCCTCAACAGGTAACAACTTATATTTAGTATATGATTACAGAAATCCACCAGCACCAACACCAACCCCACCTGTCTATGATTATAAACAATATCAGCAGTGTAACGATGCAACTGTTTTAACTTTTGTTAGAGGTGCTTCGGGGTATAGTTTCCCAGGATTTATTAAGTTTGATGGAGAATGTTACGAAAATCCTCAAACCACATCATCAGTATCAAATACTGATATTGCACCTTTACCAACGTATGTGGACTGTGCTACTTGTTTAGCAACAGTACCTACGCCTACACCTACGCCTGTAACTTACATTTACAGAGAGTATGAAGATTGTGAGGATAATACAACTAAACAAATATTTAGATTAGAGGATGGTATTGGGGTTACATTTCCAGGTTTTGTAAAATACAATAATATATGTTACAACAACCCTGCAACTACTGGTTCGACCAGTATTGAAAATGTGCCAAGTTTACAGTATGCTAGTTGTAGTGAATGTTTAGGAACTATCGCACCAACACCAACACCAACACCTACACCGACTCCAACACCTACGCCGCCTACACCGACATATTATTATTGGGCAGTTCAAGAATGTAGCGGAACTAATGTGATTCAAATAAGAACTACTGACCCTGATGTTGGAAGTACAAAAATATCAGTTGAATTTGGAGGAGTTTGTTATGAAGTTCAATCAGGAGGTACTGTAAATACAAATGACATATCTGCTGCTTTTACTGATTGTACTGCGTGTGCTGGTACACCACCAACACCTCCACCGCCTACACCGACACCTACACCGACTCCAACACCTACGCCGCCTACTCAATTATGGTATAGATTAACGTCGTGTGGCAACCATGGAGATTGTTGGTTACTAGCATCTCAAGCACCTACTTTTGACCAAAGGTTTGTTGATAGTGCTAGTAATATAAATTACTTTTATAGATATGCGGGTGATGCAGGTCAAACATATAGCCAAGGTGATTGTTCTGTACAGGCAGTGGGTACGGAAACAGGATGTCCTCCTGCGCCTACGCCTCCTACGCCACCATCACCACCTCCAACTCCTCCAGCTACTACAGATGTGGAGATTAGAGAGTGTGGCACAACATCGCCAACTTATAATGTTACTGTAAACTTCAGCACATCAACTACAGGAGTAGCGTTTAAAGGAACAGGAACTGGAGGTGGTTGTGGAACTACATTTGATGGTTCAAGATGTTGGGAAGTTATAACATTAGGTGTTTCTGTAGGAAATTGTAACATTACTACAACTCAAATAGGTACTTGTGGTAATTTAACAGATTGTGCTCCACCACCTACACCGCCTACACCACCTACTCCTACCCCACCTACTCCTCCTGCAACAGTATACGCAAGATATGGAGATTGTGCTACTGGAGGTAATGATATTATAACTGAAGTAAGCGGACCAGGGGGAACAATATTCCCGAATGTATTATTAATATCTGGTATATGTTATGAGTATTTAGACTTAGGAGGAGTAACAGGACCGTTGTACAGTAATTATACTAGTTACACTGATTGTGCTACTTGTCAGTCGGCAGCACCTACGCCTACACCGCCATCACCACCGACTCCAACACCAAGCTCTTGTTTTGCAATAAACAATATAACAAGAAACAATATTAGTGCTAACGATGCTTGTGCAGCAACAAGATTTAATACACATTATTTTGATAATGCCCAATTCTGTGATGCAACTCTTTATTATGGTACAGATTCTACTTGTACTAGTTTATATGGATTTGCTACTTATGTGACTAACGGTTCGTATACAAGATATTGGACGGGTACTTCTTTCCAAAGTTGTATAGGTTGTCCATAATATTTTATATCTTTATATAAATTAAATTAAATCTAATGCACGAAATATCAAACTTTATCACACATGAAGAGTGTGACGAACTCATAAAAATGATAGACGCAAACCACACCCGCTCATCTGTAGTGGTAGGTGGCACTGACCGTTCTGATATCACAGACCATAGAACATCAAGCACTTCAAATTTAGACCCTAATAATGTTATAATTAAAAGTGTTCATAAAAAAATAGCAGACTATTTAAATTTACCGATAAATAAAGGAGAATCTTTGCAAGGGCAGTTGTATGAACCGGGTCAATATTTTAAACCTCATCACGATTTTTTTAGTGGGCCTGCCTATGATATGCACTGTTTACAATCAGGAAACAGAACGCATACTTTAATGATATATTTAAATGATGACTTTGAAGGTGGTGAAACTAACTTTCCTAAGCTATCAGAATCATTTAAAGCTGAAAAAGGAAAAGCGCTTTGGTGGAAAAATATGATGGATGGGGTTACTGTAGATGATATGCTTCATGAAGGACAACCAGTTGTGTCTGGTAAAAAATATATTGTTACATCTTGGTGGAGAGAAAATGGATGGGATGGTGCTGGAGATGAACAAAAACATAAAGAGCTTACAGAAGAACCTGTAAGTGAAGTAGTGGAAGAGGAAAAAGTTTTAGAAAGCAAAGTGGTTAAGGTTAACAATAATGTTATACAATCAGACTCACCGCTTCCTAAATTAACACCCCTTGGTTTTGAATTAATAAAATGTCCAAGCGATATGTGGAATTTAATTAAAGAGTGTTATGAGTTATTAAAATTAAAAGAAGTAGAAGAAAACTTTGACGGTAAAGACCATTATGTGCCAGGAGAAACTACAATGTTAAGTTTTGATAATTTACCTACAGTTAAAAATATACTACACAAACAATTAAAAGATGTGCACGAAAATTTTTGTGGCAGAAAACTTGACCCTAGTTTTGTTTACGGTATTAGGTCTTACAAAAAAGGTTCTAGTTTAACTGAACACACAGATAGAATCGAAACACATCACATATCCTCAATAATTATAGTAGATAAAGATTTAAGATGTGGATGCCAAAATAAAAAATACGCAGATGACTGGCCTCTTGATATAAAAGGCCACGATGGTGAGTGGTATAAAGTTTATGCGCAGCCAGGAGATATGATACTGTATGAATCGGCTGTGTGTGAGCACGCAAGGAAAGAACCGTTCGGCGGAAACTTTTTTAGAAACTTTTATATACATTACAAGTTAAATGATTTTACACTTCCTAGCTCCTGAAGATAAATCCAAATGGTCTCAAAAGTGGCACTACTGTTTAGACTCCTGGAAGAAATCACATTGCTGTATAAAAGTGTGGAATGATACTGAAATCGATGAGTTTATTAAATGCAACGACCCAGAATTTTTTAAAGTCTTGGATATGCTACATAAGATATTTAAGCTTGATTATGTTAGGAGTTTAATATTAGAAAAGATAGGAGGCGCATACATAGATATGGATGTAGAATTAATATCTCCTTTTATAAACCAAATCGATAGAAATAAAATTTATATTATTGGAGCTTCATCAGCAGATGAGGTTGTTCAAAACAGCTTAATGATTTCTCCTCCGTCAGATTTTTGGGCACGGTTTCTGACCTACTCCCGAAAAAATATTATTGAAAATTTAGAAGCAGTACGTGCTTATCCAAATTATGAAGAAAAGTTAAGAGGTACAATTGTTAGAAAAACCGTTGGACCTATTGCTTTATCTGAGTTTATTGAACAAGACAAAGAAAATGTAGAAATATTACCAGCAAACTTATTTAATAATTCACAAGGTATTTGTTTCACCAAACACCATCAAACAGGTATATGGGGCTTTATTGATTAGCACCAATAAATTTTCGTAAATTTGTACTTTAATTATATATAATGGCAAACTGTATATCGTATGACTTGATTTGTCCTATTGGAGCAACAGGAGGAGAATGTAGATGGTCTATTAGTTGTTGTGATGGAAGTTTTCAAAGAGTTATACTTCAAGAAGGAGAAATTTCTACCCCTTGTATAGATAAGGATTCAACATTTTATAACGGAGAACCTGTAGCACAAAACTCTATATCAGGTACTTTTACTCCAGTAGATGTTCCATGTACAAGTGCTTGTGGTACAGTTAATCCAGCGCCAAATCCAACTCCGCCGAGTCCTCCGACTCCCCCTACACCGCCGAGTCCTCCGACTCCTGCGCCAACGCCAGCCCCTGATTATTGTTTAGGAGCTGAGAATGAAGTTACAATTCAAAATATTAGCGGAAGTAATAAGTATGTGTTTGGTGGAAACTATGGTACATACGGAACTAATGTAGGAACATACGTATTGAAAAACGTTCCGGCAGCACATCCAATTGCTATACAAAATTATAATTTAACTGGTTCAATTACATATACAGGTACAAATGCGGTTGGGCCTAAAGTTGGTTTAGATGGGAATACATATACATATTATTGGGGAGATGTAACAATTACTGTTCTTGGTTTTTATGGAACTATAAGTTATGAGTGTTACTATCATGGATATATGGGTGGTCAGAATAATCTAATTTATAATTCAACTACTTGTAGCGTACCAAGTCCAACGCCACCTGCTCCGACTCCGCCTACGCCTCCTACACCTAGTACAGTTCCTCCTGTGCCATCACCGGTTACAACGGAATATACTTTAACGTATGCTGGCAGTGTAAAAGGATGGCCCTCATTTTATTCTTATATACCAGAATATATGATGGGTATGAATAATTATTTGTATTCTTTTAATGGTGGTAATTTATATAAACACAATACAAATGAAGTTAGAAATAATTTTTATGGCCAACAGTATGATTCTCAAATAACAAGTGTGTTTAATCAAAACCCGCTAGAGAATAAAATATTTAAAACTATAAACCTAGAATCAGATTCTGCATGGACAGTTAACTCAAAGACAGATATACAAGATGAAGGATATGTTGACTACAGGTGGTTTGAAAAGAAAGAAGGTGCATACTTTGCATACCTTAGAAAAACAAATCAAATACCAGCGCCTGATAATGAATTTGCGCTAAGGTCTGCTAATGGTATTGGAAAAACTTCTGGATGGAATTTACAAAGCAATGTGCTTACTGTAAACTTTTCTGTAAACCCACTGGTATCTATTGGCGATATAGTTAGTATAGGTGATTATCTTTATTTTTCTGAACCTCAATATACCACTGTAAAATTTGCAGGACAAATAACTAATATTGAGGTAGATTTAAGAAGTGGTATAAACAGATTGTTTGCTAATACAAACATAACAGGTGCACAAACGATAGGTGTTACAGACCCCTATATGTTATACATTAAAAATATTGAGGCAGAAGTAAACGGTATGTTAGGTCATCAATTAAACTTTACACTTACAAATCCAAGTACAACTTCAGTTGAACTCTTTGCTGTAGAGGCTGAAGTTATGAAAAGCTATCCGTAAAAATTAGTATCTTTGCATAGAATGGAATTTAACATAAATGAATTAAATCCTTCTGATTATGAAGAAGTTTTGGTAAATTGGTGGAAAGAATGGGGTTGGACTCCTCCACCGAAAGAATTTTTACCAGAAGATGGACAAGGAGGAATAATGGTTTCATACAAAGATAAACCTGTTTGCGCAGGTTTTGTGTATTTTACCAACTCAAAAGTATCGTGGGTAGAATGGATTATCTCAGATAAAAATGTAGATAAAAAATTAAGACACGATGCAGTAAAACACTTGATTGGATTGCTGACAAGCATCTGTCAAGAACAAGGAAGTAAATTTGTTTACGCTATCCTTAAAAATGATAACCTAATGAAAACCTATGAAGAGTGGGGTTATGTACAAGGAGATGTAAACTGTAATGAAATGATAAAAAAAATATAATATGCCAATAGGTTCAGCACTCGCAGCAGCGGGAACATTCTTAGCTAAAACAGCATTGCCAGCAGTGGGTACATTTTTAAAAACAAAAGCACTACCAGCAGTGGGTAAATTTGTTACAAAAGAAGCACTACCAGCACTTGGTAAAGCGGCTGTTTCAAAAGTAGGAAGTCAATTACTATCTAAAGGTGCGCCAGCAGCTTTTAGTTTTGGACAAGCCAGAAACGCTAGACAGCTTCAAGGAGAATATCAAGGCCAGATAGATGATTTATTTGCAAGCGCACAAGGTAGATTAGATATGGATAGATTCGCAGGGTTATCTGTTCCAACCACAGGATTAGAGTTAGCTCTCGACGCATCTCGAGCAACTGCTGGAGACTTCTTGCAGCGTGTAGCAGAGGGAGACCAAAGAGGTTTAGCAGCTGGTGGAAGAGCGCTTATGGCTATACAAGAGGCTCAGCAAAAAGCTGGAGCAACGTATGATGATAGACTAGCTAACTTACAATTAAGACAAGCTATAGGTGGACAACAAGCAGATGCTGCCGCAGCAGAGTTAGAGCTTGAACAAGTAAAAGGTTTACAAGGAATGTTAGCTGACCAAAGAGCAAGACAAATGGGGGCAACAGGAGCAGGTATTGATTTATTAAGTCAGTTAGCTGCTGGCCTTGCTAAGAAAGACCCATTTGATGGGGATGAAAGTAGTGATTTAGAAGAAGATATTGTAGAGACAGGA